GGCAAGGCGGACCCCCGACACCGCCACGCCGTCAGGCAACACCCGCCGCGCTTGTTGAAGACATCGACGACGACGTGCCATTTTAACCAACCACAGGCAGGCAGCCAAACGCCCGAGCCGTTGAGAGGACGGCAAAGCGAGGAAACAAAATGCAAACAGCAACAGTAGCAACAAAACCAACGGCAAAACAGATGCTTGCCGCCAAGAAAGCGGCGAAGAAAGAATTAGCTGTTAAAAAATACGCCCGCGAAAACAGCGGCAACAAACGCGCCGACCGCAACAAGCTGGCAAACATCGCAACAATCCATGTGATGAACAAGATGGCAATGCAAAAAGGCGAACCGCAAAGCCTTGACGCGCAACTGACCGAAAACATCAAAAACCTTATGCATTATGAGGTGTTGGTTTACGGCTATGACAGAATCAGCGTAACCGTGTTTGAAAAACTTATCCGCGCAATGCGTGTCGTCGCCTGCATCTATGCAGACAGCGAATTAAGTAAGACTACCAATGAAGCACAAGCGGCAATCGAGAGCCTGCGCGGTAAAGATTCAGACGACCTATCGCCAAACCAACGACGCGAAGTCTTGAAACCGGTGTTGAAGCTGATTCAGTATTGCGAAGCATACGACGCGGTGGTGCCTGAAAAGACCATCGACAAGGTAGGTCTTTATTGTGCAAGCGTGCAGATCGCCCTGTATACCGCCAGCCTGTACGACCGCCCGAAACGCTATATCCAAGCCCTATTTGACATCATCGGCGGCAAATCGATACGCGCCATCGCAAAAGACCTCGGCGAAAAAGAAAACGTGTTGCGTGAAGAGGTATTAAATGCGGCATGGCATTTCTACCGAGTCGCCGAATGCAACAACGTCATAGAACCGGCAAACACAATTCCCGAACTTCGCCATGATGACTATAAGACGCTTGGCAGCTTCGACCGATTGTCAGATTTTGTGCGTGTCGCAATGGCAAAAATCCTGATTCCGTTCGAGGAAAACACGGGAATCAGCCTGATTAATTACAACCAATTCCGCAAGGACTTGATTCGGGCAGAAATCATATGAAAGACATAATTGCCGCAATCCTGATCACCGCCGTCATCGTTGCGGTGGAAGTATCAGGAATCCCGAAAGTGGCGATACAGATAAATGAATATCAGAAAGGACAACAAAGATGAATGAATGGAAGAAAGTATCTGAAGAGTTGCCGCCGTTAGATACGCCCGTATGGGCAGGCTGGTTTGAATATGATTACGGTTTTACAAGCGGGCTGTTTGTTTTCGCGGATGACGGTATTGATATTCTTTGGTGCCGCTGTGATGAAACAATATCTTATAACGATTTTGGTGATTGGTTGAGTGACCGTAAATATCCCGTTAGTCATTGGATGCACTTACCTGAGCAACCTGAACCGCCCCCAACCGCCTGAAGAATAAGGACAGTACAATGACAATTTCAGACGACCTCCGCCAGCTATCAGCGGCGATTAATTATCTAAGCCAAAAGCGCAAAGATATTTTAGACGACCTGAAAGCACACCCCGAAAAACACGGCTGCCCATACCGCATCGGGCAGGAATTTAAAACACAGGACGGCGCGGTTTACAAGGTCGAGGCAATCAACGTCTTAACCTATCCAAGCGCGGACGGTATATGCGCCTACTACCAAGCGCAGGCGGTAAACCAAAACAAGCCGCATAACCGCAAAGAATATACCGTACAGATTAAATAGGACTTAAAAAATGAACATTGAAAAAATCATTAATTGGTTCAAAGCAGCAAAACCAAATCCGACAGAAAAAGATAAATCCACCCAAATTGGAGCGCATTTTGAAGAAGTTTCTGAAATGATGCAGGCGTTGTCTTGCAACTCGGCACAAGCAGAGCAGATTTCGCAAGAATTTTATGTATGTGATGCCATTGATAGGAATAGTGATGGCAGATTTGTAGAATTGCCTAAAAACTGGGAAATCGACCTACTGGATTCCCTTTGCGACCAAATCGTAACAGCAATCGGCGTGGGCTATATGATGGGCTTTGACATGGCCTGGGCATTGCAAGAAGTCAATTTGTCGAATTGGAGCAAGTTTGACGAAAACGGTAATCCAATCTTTAACGAGAACGGGAAAATCGTAAAAGGCGAAAATTACTTTAAACCCGATTTGAAGAAGTTTGTACGGAGCAATGATGCGCCGGCGGCTGAATAACTACCAATCCGACAGGCGGCGGAAATACCGCCTGACGAAACTACGAAAGGCAGGCAGAAAATGAAATTACTCAAATTAAAAGAAGTCTTAGAGATAACCGCTTGCGGAAAGACAAAGCTTTATGCCATGATTAAGGATGATGTATTTCCGCGCCCGTACAAGATTGGGGCAGCCTCGCGATGGCGATTAGATGAAGTGGAAAACTGGATTAAAACGCGCCCAGTTTCGTAGCAGAAAATCAAAAGCGGGTATTAAATCGGGTATTATTCAGGCGGAAATAACAAAGATTCTTTAATTAACAGCAGGTTAGATTCAAAATGCTTTTGTTCATTGATAACTGTTATTCTCGTCCGTAACGGTTCGATTTAGTTCATATCATTTTAATAAGCCTGTGTTTATTGCCGTTTTCTGTCCGTTTTCGTTCGCGATAGTGCGTGGCAATCCTTGAAAAAAGAGGGTATGATTTTGGGTATCAACTCATTCATACCCTCTTTTTTATGCTTAACGATACCCAAATCCGCAAGGCGAAACCAGCCGAGAAGCCTTATAAATTAACCGATTCCAACGGTTTGTATATCGTCATCAATCCAAACGGTTCGAAACTATGGCGTTATCGCTTCAGGCTTGACGGTAAAGAGTCCGTTTTTGCTATCGGGGCATATCCTGATGTCTCGCTTGCCGAAGCGCGTGAAAAACGCAAGGAGGCGCGGCTACTTGTTCAGCAGGGGATTAACCCAGCCAAAGACCGAGCCGAAAAGAAACGGCAAAACGCGCGCCAAAACAGAAACACGTTTGAAGCCATCGCCGAAGAGTACCTGGCATCCAAGACAATCAGCGATGGAGGCATTAAAGCCATACATCGTATGCTTAAAAAATACGCCTATCCAATCATCGGAGACACGCCGATAACCAAAGTAACGCCACGTCAGATTATGGAGTGTCTAGACGTTTGCAAAGACAAAGGCGTTATCGTGTCGGGTATATACACCCGTCAACACATGAGCGCAGTTTTTCTTTATGCGATCCGAACAATGCGGGCGACAAATGACCCTACGTTGGCTTTTGCCGGGTATCTCAAGCGACCCGAAATAACCCACGCTAAAGCCATGACCGCTGAACAAATCAGGGATTTTAAAACAAGCCTTGCAAACTACAATGGGTCGTTCGTCGTCAAAAAAGCCGCGCAGCTATTACTATACACAGCCGTCCGCACGATTGAGGCAAGGCGGGCTGAATGGGCTGATATTGACTTGCCAGCCGCGATTTGGCGCATCCCCGCAAACAAGATGAAAAAATCGAGAATGCACGTCGTGCCGTTGTCGTCGCAGGTCGTCGAGTTACTCAAAGAATTGCACGCGGTTACGGGTAACGGGCGGCTACTGTTCCCAAACAGCAAACGACCAGACGATATGCTGTCAGCCACAACCATAAATAGGGCGTTGGAGTATATGGGGCTGACAATATCAGGGCATGATTTTAGAGCGACGCTTGCAACCAATCTGTCAGAGATGGGCTACGAGCATGAGTACATCAAGGCACAGCTTGCCCACGCTAAAGACAATCAGACAGATGCGGCATATTTTCACGCCAAATTTATCACGCAACGCCGCCAAATGCTGCAAGATTGGGCGGACTTTGTAGATGGTCTGTAATTAAATTATTCTATAAATCATAAAGTTACAGATTTTTTACAAAACAATCAAAAAACCTCTTGCATTACCGACAAAATGGCGGTAATATACACACATCGGCAGACAACACAGACCGCCGAAAACATGATTAACCACTGACCGCCATCGGGCGGATAGGAGCAAAAAAATGAAAATCATCAGCAAAAAAGAAATATTCCAAACAAAAACTTTCGAGTTTAAAACAGATGATGGCAAATACATCCATGCCGAGAAATCAACGTTTCAAAAAATCTTTGGAAGAAAAGATACATTGTACCGCTACATTTTTGCTTGCCGTGTTTTCGAAGGGAAGCAAGAAGAAGTTCGGGCGGCATACGGTGGGAAAATTCCAAATGAAATTGCAGCTATTCAGACTGATATAAAGATGGCAAACGAAAAATACGGCGTGAGAATTACAGAGGCGGATATTGAAGAATTGGCAAAATCCACCACAGTTTATGAAAAAACGACAGGCGGAATTGCAGAGGATATAGCACTCAATATTATCGTTAGAAAAAGTGGCATTTAACTATGTTGCCGCCTTTGGGCGGCAGAAAGGAAATAAAATGAATATCAAAAAAATCACAGCACGCGATATTATCAATAATACCGAATTTGATTTGAGTGGATGGTTTTACGACAGCCTCAAAGCACACGGCGGCGGCTATTGTAGCCGGATTTATCTTGACCTTAACGATATGACATTATTTGAAAGCGTAGAGGCAAGTAGTAACAGTTGGTTGCAAAGAGATGATGACAGCCTGCAAGAGGTTGACCGAGACGAGGGATGGGGGGCAGACTTAACCGAAGAAGAGCTGGAATGGTTGGAGGAGGATGGGGTGTCTGATTTTGGATTCCAAGAATGGATATACGAGCTTGAGGATAACATTCAAACAAAACTTGATTTTTGGTATAAAAAACTTGACGAAAAAAACGACCAAGAGTAAATTAAGGCCTTCAGTCGCTTCGGCGGCTGTGTGTTAAAACAAAAGTATCAAAACAAAGGCCGCCTGAATTATTCAAGCGGCTTTTGTTTTATTGGAGGCATTATGGCAAAAGGTAGGACGAGCATAACCGAGCGGCTCAAAAAGAGCCAAAAACGAGAGTCGCGCCGAGAAATGGCGCATGAGTGGGCTAGCAAATGGGAGCAGGATTATTTATCTTTGCTCTCTCAAATCAAACGGGCGATCGGAACAAATGATGAGGACGAGTTGGCTTTTTTATTTGCCGACTTACGGGCTTTGCAACAGCCTAAGTTTGACGCCCTACATAGAGTTATTGACGAACTGATAGACCCAACGAGGGAGCTTGTAGATGATTGACACCCCCGAACTAGGCTACACGCCTGCGAACCTCAAGGCATTACGCCAAAAATACAACCTGACGCAACAGGCTACCGCCGATCTGTTAGAGGTAAATATATCAGCACTCCAGCGGTGGGAGACTGACGTAGGGCAAAAGAGTCATCGTGATATGCCGCATTCAAAATGGCTGACACTACTTGATAATATCATCCAACTGTCAAAATAAAGTTGACAGTTGAAACAAGAATAGGCCGTCTGGTTTTCAGACGGCCTTTTTTTTATTTAAATGTATCAGTCAACGCCTTATGCCGCGCCTTGCAATCGTTGTACAAGCCGATGACTTGCAACGACCACGGCAGCACATCCGCGCCTGTACCGCCCTCAAGTTTCGGCAGGCTCGGGCATGGTTGTACTAAATCGGCCGGCAGTTTAATCGCCGTCGGAAATGGCGGCGTTGATGACTGACAACCCATCAGAATCGACGCAGACGTTGCGATAGACAACGCGTTCAACAAGTTTCGGAACTTGAACATAGCGAATCCTTTCTCTCTCTTCCCGCACCGCCTTGCCGGTCTGATACACAGCAGACGATTTGCGGTCTTCTTCAGCTTTCTCAATCGCGGCATCTTTCAGACGACCTGAAATTTCAGCAGCCATTTCATCGCGCCCACGCCGATATTCCGCTTTGCGGTCGGCTTGCCACGCGCCGATGACGATTGCGATCACAACTAAAACCGCAATCAATTTCCAATTTTTGAGCAACGTTTCAACCATAATTCCAACATATCCTTATAGGTTTTAATCTCACGTTCAGCAAACTCAAAAGCCGCTAGGTCTGCGTTTTCGCTCGCCTCTCGGCTTTTGGTTTGCCATTCCGTGATTTTCTGTTTTGCAAAATCAACGGGGTTCATATGCAGCCTTTAGACGTGCAGACCGGGTAAATAGACAGTCTTGCCGCCTTTTTTGGTTGCTGTCATGATTTGGTTACGCATAGGGCTGTTGCGTCGGAAACCAACATGAACCCATGCACCATCCCCGCGCTCTGGGAACTCAAGAATCAACTGGTCGAACGTGATTTTTCCTTCGTCACGCATTTTGATGATTTCTTTCGCAAACGCCAAAGATGTCAAACCGATGGCGTCGCAGTCAGCAGCCAAGCCAAAACGGTGGGCAGAGGTGGGCGATCCGCCGACCGCTTTATTCACACGCTCGCTGCGAAAGCATGAAGTTACGACGATTCCGCGCCCAACATAGGCGCGAATTTTTTCAAGCTGCTCCGCCGTGTATTGGATGTTTGCCATTTCAGCGGCAGACGGTACGTTAGGAATACCTAAGCGACGCGCAGTCTCGCTTCGTGTCAGTTCTTTCAGGCTAAAGTGTTCAGTGATTTGCATTTCTTATCTCCAAATAAAAGGTCGTCCTTTCAGACGACCTGTTGTTGAACTAATCTTTATCGACGAATTTACCCGCCGTTTTCTTGGCCCATTTAGTCATGATGCTAGGGGCTAGGCTTTTGACGGTATCCATCGCATGACCTGTCAGGATGCCGACAAACGCGCCGGCAACCGCACAAGTCCAAACTTGATTTACCATCAAAAACCGTTCTGCCACTGCCGCCGCTGCAACCGCCGAAATCAAGGCTTCAAACAGACTTGATACTGGTGCGTCATGGTCTTTCATACTCGACCACACGCTACCGACGATGCCGCCCCCTATGGCGAACAGATAGCCGAATTGAAAAAAATCTTGCATTATTCCCCCTTCTGTTTCCGTTTGAATTTATCCTCCGAAAACAAGAATTTAAGTGAGTTATTTCCAGCGAGTAAGCAAAGGAACGCCAAAACGGGCGGAATAACCATGCCTGTGTGTGCAGGCGGATAGGCAGCCCAAAACGCATATGCGGTCAGATACCAGATAAAGGCTGATATCAACAACATATAGCCTGACAGAACTTCCCCTTTGAATGTCTGCCAGTACATCGCCGCCAGTTGCAGCAAACCGACGCCGCCGAATACCAGTATCAGCGTCAGTTCCGAAATGTCTTTGAACTTGTAGTAGATGGGCCAGTTGTAGATATCGTTCGGCGAGAACGCGAAGACCAGCGCATAACCAATCATCGAACACCCGCTGACAAACTCAACCGCCCGTGTCCCTGTGCCGAACAACCAACGTTGAAACCGCACGGGAAGAAAACGAAGTTCAAAGGCGTATTTCAGCCATTGAATAGACCTATTCATTAAAGACCTCCATAGAAAAAGGTCGCCTTTTCAGACGACCTGAACACTTACACCAATTTGAAATCACGATTCATCTGTTTTAGCAGTTTCGCTATGTCCTTTTTATGGACAAAGTCGCCGCCCGTTGTGTTGATGATAATCGTGCTGTTGTCGCCACCTGACTGACCTGCCATTTCACGGATTGTCTGCGCGTGCTCCGCAGGCAAGACCATCTCGTTTTCGTGCAGTTGCGTTAGTGGGTTGATGCCTGCCGGGATATCCCAGCCGCCAGCCGCCGATGGAATCCGCGCAGTGGTCGCGGTTGTTGAAGAGCCGCCACCGCCCATTCCGCTCATCAACCCATAGACGGCCGCCATTGCCGCAGCTGCCGCACCAACGGCAAGAATAGGGCCGACAC